TACTTCAATTTCCTCAATATTATCATTAGCAACAATGTAGTGACGCGGCGGAAACTTAGAAGTCATTAGACCGTTAATATAATCAATACGTTTTTGTGCATGTTCCAGCGTCTTATATGTCTCGGTCCAGTGGTTTGTTCCAATTTCGCTTTGTGTTTCTGCGATACGAACCTTATACTTTTTCATTGTTGTTTTCCCTTAGTTCGAGTCCATCTTTGGTTGCATATAGGTGAACAATATCAGGAATGTTATTACCAACAAGACGTGTGTAATCCCTTCCGCCATCAATAGCAATATCATTCTTCTGGCAAAAATGATGCCTGTGATGTGAATATGTATACTCGCCATCGCAAGACAAAACAGCAGCAATCGGATGAGGAATAGTTGGTGTCGCATTTATTACAAAATGCTTATTAAGTATATTCCGATAAACACTCATCCAATGAGAATGACCCAACTCAATATTTGGTGATTCTTGGTAAAAAATTGCAGCAACCACATCGGTCCAATGCTCTGTTTCTTTAGACCATAGTTGAGACTCAAAAACGTATTTCACACCGTAATGTTCTTCGATAATCTCAATCTGCCTATCATTAAACATAATAGACTTGGTGTTTGCTTTAACGATCATTATCTGGCAATCTCCACAATAGGTAAGCTTGTGCCAACATAGGTTTTTGCTTGTCTGGCAGCATATTCATAAAGATAGGTTTTCATGTCAAACGCTTCATCATTTGACACAATGTTAATCGCCTTATACCTGAAAAACTTAGGGTTGATGGTGATTTGAACTTTATAATCTTTCCAAAGTATATTTGGATCATTGTAGATATAATGCCGCTGAACTGCTTCACCATTAAAAGAATTTTTCATATGACCAACACTTCGCCAAATCTTAGGTTTCTTACCCCATTGATTAGGATCACCACCCCGAGAAAATAGTTGTGTCACCGGATCATAAAGCACAAATCCTTCAAACTTTGGAATTGGAATAATTGGCATAGTCATACCTTGCTCCATGTGTTCAATACGAGTTTAGCTTTTAAGTCTCTATAAGTATGCGTATCAATGATGTAGCGGATAAAGTCTTCACTCATACCCGCCAGAACCATATCATTCACATCTTTATGGTCTAGATTGCTAGGCCAGATACACACACTGTAGCCATTCAGGATAGCCTTGTCAAGTTTATTTTTTGTCTCTCTTGATCTCGGTTCGTTGTCATAAACTACCACCAAATTATCCTTGGGCAGATCAACTATGGTAGATACGAGATCACCACCAGCAGTTGCGATGCTATTTGGTAAAAACATGCTATCAAACGGACCCTCAAAAACATAAGTTTTCTTTTTAAAATCAACAGTATCAAGACCATAAACCTTTGGTGTCGTTTCATCGTTGACAATAGTAATATAACGAATCTTGGGATCACCTGCCAAAGACCTGCCCTGAAAAGAATGCATTACCTTTTCCTTGTTGATAAAAGGAATGATAACACGCCCATGATCATATTTTAACGATTCCTCACTAAATTTATCAGGAATGATATCGTTTACCCATTTGTAAAATTTTGGACACCAGAATATCTTCGCATGATACGGGTTAGGAATCAGACGTTCAGATATAAAAATTTTTGCTGGGTGATCTGCGTTTAATTGACTAATCTTTTTAAGACTTTTGAGTGGACCGGCATTTAAAAATACAGGTTTCTTCATCTTGGCTGTAAATTCTTCAAGGTCAAGCTGCTGTGGTGTTTTTTGATCCTTAAGTTTTTCCACAAGATATTCTGAAAACAATTGATAATCTATGGTTTTCAAAAACTTATCGAACCCAAAGGTCACTGTGCAATTATGACAATGAAACAAAGTCTTACTAGATTTGGTATAGATATAACCTCTGGCTTTCTTCTTGTCGGTATCAGAATCACCACATACAGGACAAGAGAAGTTTATGATATTGCCTGACTTACGTTTGTAGTTTCTGAGACGATTTGACAAAAGACTTAGATATTTGTTTTCTAGATAATCCATTAAAAACCCTATATTTCATTATAATCACATCACTTATTATACAGGGTTTTGGGGATATGTCAAGTGGTTTTTAGCGGGCGATCTTCAAATAATTTACGGCCAGGGAGATAAGGAACCCAATTACCGTTCCACCGCCACACGCCATCCAAATCATTTTTTCGATGCTGGCAATTTTTTCATCAAGTTTTTTGTGGTTCGCGCCAGAATCTTCACGAGACTTTTTGATCTCAGATAAAATGATATTGTCTTCTTTTCGCATTGTTACATAAATGTTATCAATTTTTTCATCATATTCAACGCGGCGTCTTTCTACCATTTCCGCCACCTGATCTGATGCTTTTTCTTGCTGTGTGAGTCGTTGTTCTTGGACTGCCAGCATTCTCGATAAATCTGAAGCGACTTCTGCTAATCTCTGAATTGCGTCATCGATTTTATTGAAACGATTTTCTGCGTCCATGTTACTTCGCCTTTATATCTTGGAGGGTTTTTCGCGTGAACATTGTGCGTAATTTTTTCTTTTTTGGTTGTTCGCCAGCGTTTTGCAACATAGGATCATAGGTATTGATAGGCCCAGAAGATGATCCAGATGACCCCATAGCATTAACAGGCGTTGCAGATTCTGTTTCTTTAATAATACGTTTAGTCATTGATGATTAACCTTAATGCTTTGATAATTCCTGGGTCCATTGCAATCATATCGGTATATATGATAGTTTCATCGTTGACATTTTGAATTTTGGTCGGTAACGCATTGATAACAACTAGGAACGGTTTGATGTATATAAAATATTGTTTCAATTTCAAATAAAGAATTCTTGCTAAATGCACACCAAATACATTGTGAAGTGTAATGATATGATTTAGCAAGAGTCTATCTTTGAGTTCACCTGTATCAACATAACGAGTTATTAACTTTTTCACATATTTAATTCTATCCAAATCCTCCAAAAATTCTTCGGTAGAATGCATGAAAGAGTTGTCATAATGTTTTGCGCAGTATAATAAAAAATTCTCGTTAGTCAATATTTCATCCATAAAACAATTCTTAGAAACCAATCGCCATATAGAAAACGTTGGTTGCTGCTACGTTGGCAGTTCTAATTTGAACTACGGTATTGTTTGTTCCAATAACAGCAGCTTGATATGTAGCGACCGTGCTGTTGCTTGTTGCAGTTACTGACCATGCGTTTGTGGTGAATGCTGATACGAACGTTGCATTACCAACACTAGTATTTGCTGCTACCCAACCCCAGTTCATTTTCATACCATTTGGAAGAACCGTATAACCATTTGCCGCTGATGTATATGTTGTTGTTCCGATATACAAACCAGCAGTATTAACCGTCATCAAATTTGTAGTAGCAACACCACCAGTATAAAGTGTAATACCGTCAGCAGGACCAACAGAAATACGACCATTACCGGCTGTGTAATCAACTACGATACCGTCTGTATATGTTCCACCAAACGTGTTCTGAGCATATACACCGTTATTTGCGTATACGGAACTTGTTAGTCGAATATCACCCGTTACGTCTAGTTTATATGCTGGTGTTGTTGTTCCGATACCAACATTACCTGTATTAGTGATACGCATTCTTTCATTAGCAGCGAGAGTGCCATTAGTGAAAAAATTTACGTATGCATTATTTGCAGTTCCGATAGAAAGATTGGTATTACCTGTATACAAATAACCATCGGAAGGTCCGTTGATTGTCCATAACGTATTTGACCATCCAGTGCTATTGATACCCATATCGACGTAGTTATTAGAATTTACACCAAGGTTATCATTAACGGAAAAATCACCAGAAGCGGCAGGACCGTTATTTGCGTTGTATACTGCAATTTCTACGTAGTTGTTTTGAGAACCAGCGAATTCTGCTACTGATAGGTCATTACCATTCCAACCAATTACTGCATTTGCTGATGAATTGCCTACCGTAACATAATTGTTTACCCATACACTATTAGCAACACCAAGACCACCCGTTACAACAAGAGCGCCTGTTACAGGGCTTGTTGTTGGCGCGGAGGAATTGATGAAAACTTCAGTGCAAGCCGAGAAAACAACATCAGCAACACCATCAGGATCAATAACAATATTAGCTCCTGATCCTGACGGGCTGATGATTGAAGTTGTTGACAGCGTAACAATATTTGCTGCTGTCAGGTTATTCACCATATTACCAAGCGTAATGGTCTGGACGTTAGCAGTTGTCCCTGGGTTGGTAAGGACTACTACCTTGTCCGTCGAAGCCAAGGTAGTAGCAGAAGTCAGATCACTAATTTTCTTTGCTGAATTTGACATAGTATTATATTACCCTATTAGACTGCTGGATCGACTGTGGTATTAGCAGAAACCGTTGCTGGTGTTCCGTATGCTGCGTTTGTTTCACCAAGGGTTCCCATTGCAACCAACGTTTCGTAATGAACACGACCAGCGCGACCACCAGTTCCTTCTCTACGAACAACCCAACCAGCGTGTGATACTTGTGGATAAACTGAATTGATATCAACATAACCAGTTGCAGTATCACCCTGAAGTGTGTGACCCGTTTCGGTTGGGCCTGATACAATTGCTACGTTTGCGCCGCCCTGAGTTGCAGAAACGGCAATTGTTGTGGTATTTGCAAAAGAAACATACAGGTTAACTGTCTTTGGGCCTACCGATTGATCAACGATAGACGTATTACCAGCAGCAATAATATATGAAACATGATCATTTACTTGGAAACGACTATTAGCTGAAGCTACTGTGATTGTATGAGTTGAGTTCGCTACACCAGTATTGCCGTTGAAAGAAATACTTGCTGGTGCTGGAATTGCTATTGTTGGTGGTGTTAGATAACCGGTTCCTGCTGCGACCAGATTATAACCAGTAATTTTACCAGCCAGTGTTGTTGAGTTCGCAATAGCATTGATTGAAGCCGATGAACCACCGTTTGTTGGTGTTGGTGTGAAGTTTGCAGTATTTGCCGCATAACCCGTTCCACCATATGTTACGGTCCCAACAACGATTGAACCGTTACTTGTAATACCACCACCAACTGTATTAAGTTGCGATGTATTAACAGCAAACACACCAACGGCCATACCTTGAATGAATACGTTAGGTGTTGTGTTGCCATACATAGCCAAGTCTACGTTTGCGCGTGAACCGGGAGACGTATTACCAAAGTGAGCATTTGCATCCATACTTACTGGATTAATGCCATTCCCACTACCCTTAACGAGTGCGTATGTTCCGATTGGCGCACCATTTGAAGTTTCCTTCGTTGTGCTACTTGTAACGGTAACAGACTGATCGTTTCTACCCCATTGTGCCATTTAATTTACTCCTAAAAACTTGTTTATTTTATTCTTATTTATGAAAGAGCAGAACGCATAGAATCTTGGCTCTTATGAAGCTTATGCTCGAAATCTTGCTTTTCATTTGTTTTCATAGCGATATGTTTACCCATCGCATGAACAGCAAGTTGTGGCGTTATCTTCGTTTGTCTTCCGTCTAGATGTGTTATGGGATACCGACCTTGAGTTGATACTACCTTACGGAGTTGCATCATAATATGTTCCGGATCATTATCTTTTTTTTCTTCGGTGATTTTTTTGCCGGTGATTTTTTTGTCGATTTTACCAGCTTCTTTCTTAACGATTTTAACACGTTCTCCTGGTGAAGCTGTTTCCCATTCAGGACTATCACGAGTCTCATCTGAAATAGTATAATTAGCTACATCACGCGACACACCAAATCCACTCTGGTCTTGGTTTGCACCTTTGATTGGAGCAGAAATTGTTGTGGTCGCGGATGGAACTTTAGTTGACTTCTTTGTGGCTTCGTCAACAATTTCCGAATTAAAAGACGCAGCAATATCATTAAGACGTGCGATTTCTTCTTCCGAGAATTCAATATCTTCTTTTTGAAGAATTTCTCTACCAATTTGCTTACCGCGCTTTATGATCTTTTTTTGACTATCTTTTTCAGTTGGCTCGGTGGCATAATAAACAGATGAAGCATGTGGGGAATGTTTCATACCCAACTTTGTTACATAAAGGTCTTTCTTGAACTTGTTTTCTTTATTTCTTTCATCAAGTTCATAACCTTCTCTGAACTGTTTGATTTGATACTTTGCCGTTTCATGTGCGTCATCAGAATCATCGTGATGGCTATCTGATGAAGGGAGGTGCTTACCATTTTTAAAATACTTAACGCGATATTCACCCCAATCTGTATCCTTGTAGACCTTTGCACTATGTGGGCCATTTACGTGGGTGTGAACTAATCTCATACCTTCTTCTAGCGATTCAACATCTTCCTTCATCGATCCACACTTGCAACCATCAACCTTGCCACACTTTGGGCATTTTTCGGAACGCAGCGCAGTAAAGTCTGCCTTTGTTATCTTACCGAAAGGAGGTGCTTTGTCGATTTTCTTTTGGTTGTCCTTAAGGCTTTCTTTCATTGTTGTATCAAGCTTAGGGTGAACATCTACCGCATTTGGCTTTCCGCCGACCATTTTCTTTGCGTTATTATGCTTCAATGCGTCTTCTTTTTTTTCTTCCATAACGCCACGAACAGCATCAATTAGTGACGCTGAGAGACCGAAATTTTTACTGAACATTTTTGTGGGTTCCTCTATAATTTTTGTTTTAATTGATGCTGTCTTGCCGAGTTTTGATTTTTCTGAAGTTGGATTTTCGTCATCCATGCGAGAAACGTTTACTACCTTCTTGCGTTCTTCTGAGTTTTTATTAGGATTAACTTCTTCGTTGGACGCTTGTTGGCGTCTTTTGATTTCGTCATTCATTTTATCTTTGGATGCTTCTTGTTCTTTTTTAGCATCGTTTTCTTGATCTGCCACCCTACGCATTGCAACAGAATCACCACCATCAAAAGATGAATATCCAGCGCGACCAGACTTAACGTGTCCCGTAATTGTTGCATTTGGGCTGCTCACAAAACTTGTTTCGGAAATTACATTACGAATATGATGTTCAAGCGATCTATATTTTTCGGACATATTAGTTGCCTTTTGTGATGGACTTTAGCATCCACCCATGTTTGAAATGAATATCAATACGATCTTGCAAGAAATTAGCCAGACCAACACATTTTTCGTTTTCTGCCATAGTCTGAGCCTTACGAAGTTCATCGATCAGCCTAGTATTATCAAGTTCCAGTTCTTTGATCATTTTGATTGCAGAAGGAATGTTAATCTGATCATCAATAACGCTAAGTTGCTGATAACGGGAAAGACTGCCAGGAGCATAAGCATCAATAGTGCGAATATGTTCTGCGATAGAATCAACAGCCTCCCACACTTCATTGTATAACCCATCAAGAAACGAATGGTATTGTGGAAAGTTTGGACCTTCCACATTCCAATGAAAGTTGTGCGACTTTAAATAAAACGCAAAATTGGTAGCTAGAACCACCTTCATCTGCTCAATCAGTTTTTCCATTTTTTTTCTTTCTCAATTCTTCTACGTATTTATTGGCTTCTGAGAGAATTTCTTCTCTGGTCATTTTGCTGTTGTATTTAACGTTTTCTACAACGGTATTGGAAAACGTTTTAATCGTATCATTTAAGGTTAAATCAATATCATCAAGCATACCAAAACTAAAAAAGTTTTTGATTCGCTTTAGGATGTTCATTTTCCTCCCCCTCCCGAACTGCCGCTTTTTCCTGGTGGTAGCGACTTAATTTTTCCGTTAGCCATACGAATATCCACGTTTGCGATATGCTCGATATGACCGGCTGCGTCTCTGACATTTATTTCGTTAACGTCTTCTTCTTTGACGTGCCTGTGATGATGGTGATGTGATTTTTTTCTGTGTTTGATATTGTAACGAGCTTTAGCGTTTCTAATACGACGAATTTTACCAACACTCTTAACTGGTCCTATTGGTTCGATATTATGCTGCTCGCGGACAACTTTTTTAATCGTCTTAAGAGTTGATTGCCCAGGTGTTTCATTTTTAAAAACATCAGATAATTCGGTAGTTCCAACAAATCTGCTCGAAGGTTCTTTGGGGTTTGTTGAAGTCTTTTCGGAACCAGTATATCCTTCAACTACCATCTTGCCCATGATATCACGAATTGTTCCAGGAGCTAAATCACCTCTATGCCTTGGAATCGCAATATGATGGGGAGATTTGGGATGTGTATAAACTTCATGATCTCCCCTATCACGAGTATGAACCCAGCCCAATTTTTTGATATGTTTGGTGATATCTTTATGAGTTCTGCCGATAACGAAAGGGTTTGTCTTTTCGTCTACGTATTCTTCTGAAATATGTTTATTATGTTCATATTTCGCATGAACACTAGCCCATGGTCCTGGTTTATTTGTCATGTTACGCACCCATTTAGATTTTGTATGTATTTATAAAATTGCCGAGTTAATAGTTATTATTTTGAAAGTCTGGTTCCATCAACGTCAGCTTTTATAGTCCCCATAACGCCTGCTCCGGATTTGGTTTTTGCTCTTAATGTAAAAATATTCTTTTTCTTATGGGTGAAATTTACACTATTGCCTACATGTTCCACACCAAGATTTTCATGATCATTTAAAAATCTATCGTAATGGGTGTGTGGAGTAACAATATTGGTTTCGTAATCATTACCAACCCCACCCGTAGTTACTTTGATATGATTGTGAGTTGTTTTATTTGCATGAATGAGATTTCTCAAATGGTCTGATAAATTTTTCTTTGGCATTACAGAAAGCGCAGTATGCCAGTTTTTAGCTATTTTTGGTAGGAGAGCATTTCTTTCTTCGGATTCGTGTTGTTTCAGTTTTTCGTTATTTGAAACAATATTTTTCATATCTTTTTCGTTTTTTGCATTTTTAACTTCGGGATGAGAATCGGTGAGTCTTTGTCTTGCTTGTTTGATGAGGTCATTATGCCCTTTGATATTTAAGCTACTATCAATTGTCCCAAGACCAGGGGCTTTAAAATGACCGTGTTTTGTCTTGGATGTATGTGCTTTCAAACTTATTCCTGTATGTGTTCCATCTTTATGTGTGAGATAAAGATCGGATGGGTCTTTACTTTGTGTTTGTTTTGAACCTGTAACTCTTTGAACGTCACCACTTTTAGAGGTCCAATGCACTTTTTTGATATTTTTTCTGCCACCAACTGCTTTAATAATGGCATCAGCGGCATGTTTCGCTCTGGTATGATGTTCTGCATATATTTCAGGACTCATAGTTTTTTTCAATCTATCATGAACTTGTTCCGGCGTTTCATTTTTATTATTGGGATGGTGTTCCATATGTTTACCACCATTCAAATAATAACCAGTTAACAATTCATGTATTGTTCCATCAATTCGTTTTTCTTGTTTTTCTTTTTTTTCTTCAAAGAGATAAGACGAAATAAATTCTGTGAAACGTATCATTATTGAATCCGATGCGAAATTAAATGTTTTGTCTATTTATCACAAAAAAGGGTAGACCTTTCGATCTACCCTTCCCAAACAATATGGCTGGGAGGAACCCCACCTTGATCCCAGCTATTCCTGTGCTAATATTCACTATGCCTCTATACGTAATCAAAACGTATTGCAAATTGTTTGTCGTGGATTTATTTATACAAAACTCAACGAATTTTATTGCATAACCCATCTGCAATAAATGCAGGAGTCCAACCATGAAATCCGACTTTGTTCTTGTTAAGTTTAGCACATTCTGTTTGTGCTTTCATATTGTGGTTGAAATTCATAACGTATTGTTCTGTCTTGGTTTCATAGATAGACCACAACTTATCTGCCCGGCGTTCAATCTTATAATTTTTGTTCATCACTTAAAATCCTCAAAATTGTTCTTGCTAAATTTCGATTTGGTATCATTATCACGACTACCAAACATAGACTTATCCATCACAGGAACGTCGTCCACAATATCTTCCTGTGCGCTTGCTTCTACATTATACAACCGCATCTTACTTTTATCAACTCCAATAACGAAACGCTTATGGAATGAAAGATCATTATATCGGTTCTTCAACTGCTTCACCATAAGTTGGTTCATACTCTCCAATTCTTCTGATGTGATAAGAGCAAACATCAAGTCAGCAGTGGCAGGTAGACCAAAACTTTCTGATGTATCTTCGAGTCCCAAATCGGAATTGCTAAAACCGCTACGTGTCGTTTGCGTGGCTGAAACGACAGGAACATTGAATTCCACAGCCAAACCACGAAGTTCTTCTGCAATAGCCTTTACATATGTGTAACTGTTCATGTTGGCTGAATATTTCATACGCGAACTAGCACAAATATTCAAGTAGTCAATGTAGACGATATCAGGCTTGAAGTTTTTCTTAAGCTTCAATTCATTTAGTAGATAACGGAAATTGGAAGAGCCAGCAGAAGATGTGGGGTATTCTTTAACGATAAGCTTACCCATCGTCTTGCTCTTGATACGGTCAATCTTCTTGAGATATAATTCCTTGTTCATTCGTTTCAATTCTTTGATGGGAATGTCAAGCAAATTAGCATCGATACGCTCTGCTACACGTTCTTCCGCAAGTTCCAATGTGATATACAAAACGTTCTTTCCAGACATAAGATTATCGGCAGCACATGAACACATAAACAGAGATTTACCAACACCAGTGCCAGCAAGAATGATGTTCAGCGTCTTTGTTGGCAGTCCACCATCTGTAATCTTATTGAAATATTCTAGACCAAATGGAACTTTGGTTTCTTTACGGTTATAAAATTCAAAACGTGATTCGCTGTCGTCCATCCAGTTGTGTCCGATATTACTATCAAAACTAACTGCAAGAGCGTCGGACAAAATCTGTGGAATGGAACCCTTAGAAAGTGTAGTATCTTTCTTGTTATCTAGAATCTGAATAGACTCCATGATACCATTATAGATCGCCTTTTCCTGGCAAAATTTCTCGGTATTATCCACCAAGAAATCTAGATCGGTAGCCGGTTCGTAATCAAGCTGTTCGATTGTTTCCTTAACAGAATCGAAAATCTTTTGGTCTAGACTGGTTTTAGCTTCAAGGTCGATAATCAACGCTTCTTGTGTAGGAAAGTTATTATACTTATTGACGTAGCTGCTGATCATTTCAAAAAGAAGACGGTCAGTTGAATCCTGAAAATACTCCTGTTTTAAAAACGGAATAACCTTTCTGCCATAGTCCTCACGAAAGACTAGGTTTCCAAAAATCGTCTGTTCGATGCTCATGTAAACTCCTAAAAGAACTTATTCTCTATTCTCAGTATACCATCACAGTAGTTTTCTGCAATAGAGTGTGCGTAATGACTGCTATGATCTGAGCAATCACGTAGTTCCAGCATAACCCCATCCTTGTAAAATTCTACAAAGATGGAGTCATTAATTTCTGAAACCGCAGCCTTTAGTCTTGTGTTGCTACTGAAATAAATTTCATGTGGCGTTATGTTCTTTTTCGTTTTCATCGTGAAACATTTCTCCTGTGGATAGAGTATATTTATTTTTAATCCATGAAGCGAAGTCTGTGGTGCTTAAAACGTCTTTCCAAAATTCGGAATTATCATTGATCTCAGATGCGCGATAATTCTTACTAAGTTCGCCCGTAACTGAATCGACTTTAGCATACCAACCGTTCTTTGGCTTCACAACAAAACCACCTTCAACAGCCAAGTCTAGCATACCAGACCACTTATTGATACCACCCTCAAACGATACCGTAATAGGAATCTTGGATTTTTCTCTAACATAACGAGACTTTTCCACATTGATAACAAAGTGGTATCCTTGGATTTCTGTCCCATCCTTATCTTGCTGGCGTCCAAGAATCCAAATATTATCAGCACCATAATAAGAACCAGTGCCACCACCAACGATATCTTTTGGATACAAACCAATTTCTTTATAGGTATGATTGATGACCACCATAGGAATATCCTTGAGTGTTAGCTTGGCGGTCACAATACGAAAGAACGATTTTAATGCCTTGGCTCGTGTCATATCAGCAACGGATTTACCTTCAATGGCATCATCCGTTTCTTTCTTGGATGCTAGGTTGCCAATGGAATCGATAACAATGAAAACCTTATCATCACGACTCAATTGCTGTAGCTGAACAGAAAGGTCGTGCTTCAATTCTTCCACGTCAGTAACAGGAGAATGAATAACAGCATCCAAAGGAATATTGAAAGTTTTAAAATAATTTTGTGGCGTTCCGAATTCCGAATCGTAGAAAAGAATAACACCATCCTTATACTTACGAAGGAAAGCTGAAGCCAGAAGCAACGCAAATCCAGTCTTGAAATGTTTTGACGGACCTGCAAGCATCGTTACACCAGGAGTAATACCGCCATCAAGTGAACCAGAAAGTGCAACGTTAATCATTGGAACTTGTGTTGGAATCATATCTTTCTTGGAATAGATTTTACTATCCTCAAGCAACGAAGTATGGTCAAGTGTTGAATTTTTAATAATTTTATCGCGTAGTGACATGTTGGTTCCTTTAATTGAAAAGATCGACTAGTGTTGCTCGTTTCCTTGCACTCCATCCAATAACGTCTAAGATAGAAGTGATGGGGTCAAGAAAGGTCTTCTGAAATTGTATATCATAGTCCACGTATTTTTGCAAGCCCAATTCGTCAGGCAATTCTTCCGGAACTGAAATGACGGTGTTATGTATTGGGTTGGGCATTTTGAGATAAGCGAATTTGATCTTATCACCCTCACCGATAGCACGATATTTTTTGGACAAGTTTTGTTTGGTTATGAAATTGTTATATAGCAATGATCCTTTGACATGAATTGGTGTTCCTGAAATATAAACAGAATCCCTATCGCTGTATTTTTCCAGACCCTTAACCCCTCTCGGAAATGCAATATCTTCGAATGGTAGGCTCATGAATTTTTGTTTGAAATCCACAATGAATTTTTGAATAGATTGTTCGTCCTTGTTCATAATTATTTCAAGTGCGTTCTTAATGTTTGTTCTGCAAGCCTTGGGAGTGGAAGATCGAACTGCCTCGATTCCCTGTATTTTCAATTGAGGCTCATTAAAACGAACACCTTCAATATCCCAGGCATTTAGAATATACATCTTCTTTCCACGCCAGATGCCTTTATTAGCAATCGTTTCGCGCTTCATGAACATTTTTTGCTGATAGGCACTCATATATTCAGCCAATTTATGATATGATGTGTCAATCATCTTCTGGATTTTTTGGTCACAGAATTTATCAATCATATCAACGATTTCATTTTCGTCTGTTACACCCGAGGCGTTAACCAGACCTTCCATGTTAACATAGATCGAATCTGTATCAGAAGCAATCACATAATCAATATTGTTTGTCTTAAGCAACTTATTCAGGTATTCATTCATTCGCTTTTCGATCCAACGAATTGAAAGCTGACCTGACATTGTGATAGCTTCGGCAAGGTTAAAGTCAAACCACCTGAACCATTCATTACCAAGAGCACCATATGCTGAGTTAAAGTTGCACCTTTTTGGCTAGTTGCAAATTATGATACTTTGAAACATCCCTTTCTACCTTTTTCTTGAGTTCAATCAATTCGCTGTCACTTAATTTGCTGTAATCGTCTAACAAAACTTATTCTCCAAATAACAAAGGTTTGATATTTTCATCTATAAACAAAATTCCATATTTTTTTAGCTTTTAGAAATACCTCTTTTGTTTAGTTCATCATCAATCTTTTGAAGTTTTTTCTTGGCCTCAATCATCTTCTTCTTATATTCTACGCGGTCGTTATACATCTTTTCCATAAGAGCAGGCAGGAAACCTTGCTTGTCTTTACGATATATCGTTCCATTTGCGGCATAAGCGTATTCTGGTTGAAGATTGCCTAAATCGCCCTTTAGCAACTCATCAATTTTAGGCCAGCCGTCATCAATCCTACCAACATAGGTTTCGGGTGAGATATTATATTGCATAATCAAATGAGGATATAGGCTGTTCAAATCAAACGAAACCACCCACCTACTAAGACCAAGTTTTGGTTCCTTAACGTATCCACCAACCAGATCACCGTTATAGTGGTTCTTCGTAGTTTGCGAAACAACAATACCACGATCCATCAGATAATTATGAATGATGATATCCCAGGGTTTGACGGTAGTAAAGGTATCAGCATAATTCACCTTCGCATCGTAGGCAAATGCAATAACCTGCTCAATAAACTTCAACTTTTCTTCAAGCATATCGATTAGCGTAACGTCATGAATGTTGTAATCAATTCCGATATCATAACACATTTTATCTGCCTGATAAGAAACTTCATTCAACAACAAATCCAATTCTTCATCGGATAATGATGTTAGGTCAACAGAATCGTTAATCATGTAAAATCCTCATTGTTATAAATA